CTGTACGGATTTCAATGCCACACCTCTCAAAGGCTTCCTCGACATAATCTGCTACGTCGAGTTCAAAATCAGTTGAACCAGAAGTTGCCATTAGCTATATGGACCTTTAATCACTTTAGGATTATTCCTATTGACCATGCCACCTTTTGACATCTTCATAGGCTTTTTAACCATACCGCCTTTAGCCATCTTCATAGGCTTTTTAACCATACCGCCTTTAGCCATCTTTTTCTTGACCATGCCACCTTTAGCCATCTTTTTCTTGACCATGCCACCTTTAGCCATCTTCATCTTTTTTACTGCGCCGCCTTTTGCGTACATTTTCTTCTTCATTTTCTTTGCCATCTTCTTCATCCTCTTCCGCATAAAGATTATCAAAGATCCGATTGACGTCCATAGTATAGTCTAAATCAGATTTTGAATAGTGAATGTGTTGTGACGGTTTGAACTTAGGAGCTCCCTCCCCAGTCACATACCAAGCTGGGTGTGTCACACGGACACGATTGTTCGGCAAAGCCACAATATTACCAGTCCATTCACCAGCATCTAGCAGCTCTAACACATGGCTTTGTTTGTGTTGAGCTGGGTCATCAGCTACTTCGCTATCTGTATAGTCCACTGTAAAATAGTATTTTGCCGGATAAAACTCTCCGTCTATTTTAGCTATCCATGGACACGGCTGAGCTCTATTAAGACTATACACAGCATGGGTGCGAGACATACAATCCCAAGGTTGTGCTTGATACACGTCCATTGGCTCAGGCCAACCTTCGAAATTTGTATCACCCACTAAAGCTGTAATTGGCATCCTTGCCCACATTGCACCACCATGTACATTTTCCTCGCCTGTTACATCGCTTTCGCAACCTGTAAACAAAACTTGGAAACTCAAGCATCTATTCGGCATAGTCGTAACGGCTATTACCATTGCATGAAGGAACTCTCCATGGAAGTCTTCGTGGTTGCAAGTATACTCCCTCCTCACCCAACATTTGAAGTAAGGGACATTACTTGTTAAAAAACTCATTTTTTCTTTGTTTCCTCCTTTTTCTTTTTAGGCTTTTTGCCTTTACCAAAAATGTGTGCATCAACTTTAGCAGCCTTGCCACCTGTCAATACGCTATTGACCCTTGCCATAGCCCATTGACTAGGCGTTGTTCCAGGTCGGTGACCAGTTCTATAAGCCGCTAATCCTTTATTATAGACTCGAGCAAGTTGCCCTGCCGTCACTTTCTTACCTTTTTTTCGGGCGGCCTCTGCCTTTTTTGCTAATGACTTTTTTGTCGCTGCGCTGAGTGCCATCACTTTTTCCTTTCTTGGCGGATTTTTTCTTTGCCCCTTTTGAAGATGTTGGCGACTTGGGTTTTACCCATGACTTTTGCTCTTTGCTCTCCGACGGTAAGGATTTGGATTTTCCTAGCAAAAGGTTTATTAATCTTTTTAACTTTTGCCACAGTAGCCCTAGCGTCTGCTGGAGTAGCAAATTTAATACGGACTGTATCTTTTGGATTTTCATCGGTGTACAACCTTCTTCCAGAACCCTTTGGTTTTTTACCCGTGCCTACTTTAGGATCTTTTCTTTTTGACATTTTTCTTAGCCGCAGTAATAATATCCGCACGAGTGATTTTGTTGCGAGGAGCGGCAAAAGCCGCTAAACGCTTTTGCTTTGCAGATAAAGGCTTTTTGACTTTTTTCTTCATGACTTTTTACTCCCGTACATCCTTTTGAACTTTTTGGTATGCACCGACGGTTTTGTTTTTCTTCGAACTCCGCGCTTATCAAAATCAGTTGAGAAATCATATGCAGTGCTATCCCTAGCAGATTTTTTTGCATTCCGTGTTATTTCTTTTTTACGTTTTGCCCTTTCACTTGAGCTAAGACCAGCTAGATATTTTTCTGGTATTTTTCGCTTTTTCTTTTTCTTTTTCTTAGAGGCAGGAGCTTTTTTAATCTGCTGAGCCATTTGTCCTCGCGTCATAGCCATTACAATAGCCTCGGCACTGCCGCCGCCGCTATAATCAGAACAGCTATGCCCCATAATCTCATATCTAATTTATCAAGTTGTTTTTGTATTTGGGCATATCGCTCACTGCAATCTGCCTCATGTTTTTCTAACAACTTTAATACATCATCTGCTTTCATTACCATGCCTTACAAGACCAATACCGCGCACTAAATTTATCCTTGGCACTATCACAATTATGCCTCGCCCTAAACGATTTACGCCTAGCTGGCTGATCTTTCTTTATACTCATATTAGGATCACCAAAACGCACAAGTTTTACTTGATCGCCTTTTTTCGCTAGTACCGCTGATTTTTTCTTAGCTCCAGGAGTACGTTTTGGTTTGTTATATCCTGGAAAGGTTTCCCCCCGATAAGTAAGTTTACCGGAGGGAGTGCGTTTTACATCTTTAGTGGTAGCCATTAGATATAGCCCTTACGCACTTCTAACAAGATAGTGTAACTATCAGCAGAAGAGTGACCTACCGTAGTGAACATGATATCACCTGTTACGCCAGTTCCAGCGTTATTGGTAATACCGCCAAATGAGCTGTAATCATGATAGCCACTTTGGTTTTCACCTAATTCAATAGCTAAAACATCGGTATCAGCGTCAAACAGAATTTGCACTTTCATACCATTGCACTGCCACCATATTTTTTCTATAGTCGCTTTTGTGCAAGTTTGACCATTACCACTAGCCGCTAAAGCACTTACATCTACTTTTTTGACAGCACTCTCACCTGAGCCGTCAGAAATATTTGTAAACTTTAGTACGGCTGTTCTTTCACCATCTATTAGTGTTTGTGAGGTGACTGCGTCAGCCATGTCAGCCTCCTATTACTGGTCAGCGAAGGCAGGTGCGGTTGCGCCCGTAACTGTGCCAAAAATCTGATAGTTGGTTGTATTAAGGCCCACAATCGTTACATCAAAACCAGCAGGTACATTAAATTGAATGCTGCTATTTGAGTTACCATCAGAAAATACTGCACTTACTTCATTATCTGTGTCTAGGAAAGTTACACCACCAATATAAAAATTAGTGTTTCCAGGAGTCAAGATAATCGCATCTGTGGCATCAGCTGCACCACCTGCGTAAACAAACCTAAAAGTAGAGCCAGCGATAGGCGAGGGCAACGTATATGTATTATCTTGGCTACCGTCTGGCACCAAAAGGATACGACCACTATGAGTCGCATTCGTCAAAGTTACGTCGCCGTCGGACAAGCTAACAGGACCATCACCTAGAGTAACAACCTCTGTGATAGCACCTGTAGTGGCGTTTTTACTGATTGTTTTAACCGTGCTTTCGGAACGGACGGGACCTGAAAAGGTACTATTAGCCATTTGCATCTCCTGTCTTGGCTAGTGTCAGTTACCCTATGTAACTGTCAGGGATTGAAAAACTATAAACAAAAAAAGGGCGGCTCGCAAGCCGCCCTTTGGAGGTATTTAAGTTAAGCTCCAGGAGAGCCAAACACACAACGTGGGTCACTAACACCGAAGCTATACCGCTCACGGGCTTTATAACGAACGTTACCTGTGTCAAAATCGCCTTCCATAGCAGTTTGCATGGGTGTCCTTACAAAATGCTTGAAGCCGTTTGGTGCATCTGTTTTAATAAAGAATGCGTCCGTGTCGGTAAGGAAGTGGTTAACCACATAACCTTCCGGAAGCATCCCCATATTACGCACCGCATTGACGTCATTATCTGATGTGCCTACACGCAGATTAGAAGCCATCAACCGCTCTGCCACAAACTGCAATGCTGGTGGGATAATCATTTTCATACCACGAAGCGCAATCTTTAGACCACGCTCGTCAATGAAAGCTGAAATATCAATCAGCGATTGCTCGAGTGACGTTTCATTCAAGTCAGCCGCAGTAGACAACTCATTACGGAAGTTACCTCCGGCTGTAGTTGGATGATCCGTTGCACACAACTCTTTGCCATCGCCAAGCGTAAAGCTAGAGTCAAAAGCATTATTCAGCGTAGCTGCTGCTTTTACTTGCTTTGTATTAGCCATGGAACGAGCCAATGCACGAGTATAACGAGAGCTGAGCTTATCATAGAGATTATCCTCTACTGCTTCCTCAGTAATCGAAAACGCAAGTGCAATGGTTTCATGTGTATAACGGGCGGTGAATGCCTCATTGGCGATGTCAAACGACACTGCTGCACCTTCTTGCTTAATAGGTGCTGCACCAAATCCTGACAGCATTACCTCTTCTTCGAACGCACGATCTGAATTTTCTGATTCGTAGATTTCAGTATGTTCATTTTCGTAACGGTCGTACTCCA